GGCTACATCCGGAAGCAAAGATTTTGAACTTGATGTTGCAGAGTATGTCGAAGAGGCATTTGAACGCTGCGGTCTTGAAGTTCGGACGGGTTACGATTTAAAATCCGCAAAGCGGTCTTTAAACCTTTTGCTGGCAGACTGGGCTAATCGGGGTCTGAATCAATGGACTATTAAACAGCGTACTCTTCCGATGGTCACTGGAACAGGCGAATATGCTGTGGGCGCGGACGTTATTGATATTTTATCGGTAGTGGTTCAACGCGACGGCACGGATTTCTCTTTGTTACGGTTGAGCCGGGATGGCTTTTTAACGATACCCAATAAAACGACACAAGGTCGTGTTAATCAATTTTTCTTAGATAGACAAGTTACACCTCAGTTAAAGCTTTGGCCTGTTCCGGACAATAGCACCGATGTTGTCTATTACGACGCTTTAACGCGCATGGACGACGCGGACATATACACGAACACAATGGACATGCCCTTCAGGTTTTATCCATGTTTAGCGGCAGGTTTAGCCTATTATATTGCCTTAAAAAGGGCTCCCAATCGCGTTCAGGTCCTAAAAGGACTCTATGAGGAGGAGTTTGAAAGAGCTGCTACTGAAGATAGAGACCGCGCATCCTTTAATGTTGCACCTCAGTTCAACTATTATGGGAGGGGCTGATGGCCAAGTTTGCTTCTGGAAAGGAATCGTGGGCTATCTCCGACAGATCGGGATTTCGCTATCCCTATCGCTTAATGAAGCGAGAATGGAATGGCCTGTTGGTTGGTCCAGATGAGTTTGAACCCAAACAGCCTCAGTTAGGACCTTTCCGTAAGGTAAATGATCCTCAAGCACTCCAAAATGCGCGACCTGATAGGGTTGAGCCTTTGGATGTTTACGTTGGATTGCCTTTAGTAATTGCACCAAATTTAAGACCGGTACAAGGTTTTGGCCAAACTGGATCAGTGACGGTAACAACATGAGTTTTACTTACGCACAGCTTAAACAAGTTATTCAGGACTACACCGAGAATAACGAAACGTCTTTCGTCAATAATTTGCCTATTTTTATTACGCAGGCAGAGGAAAGAATCCTTAAGAACGTCCAATTAAGCCTGTTCCGAAAGAACGTTAACGGCGCAATGACCGCTAGTAACCGGTTTTTGGCGGCCCCCAGTGACTTTTTAGCGCCTTTTTCGCTATCTTTTGTGGATGGAAACAGCGACCACGTGTTTTTACAGTTTAAAGACCCGGATTTCGTTCAAACTTTTAACCCAAAAGCTGCCACTACGGGTGATCCACGGTTTTATGCGGTATTTGACGTAGATAACTTTATACTAGGCCCTACCCCTGATGGCGCGTATACTGTAGAGCTTCATTATTTCTACCGTCCGGCTAGTTTGACGGCTGGTGCCGAATCTGCGACAACATGGCTTAGTACAAACGCTGAGATAGCCTTATTATATGGTTGTTTGGTAGAAGCGTACATATACATGAAGGGTGAAGCCGATATGATGGCCATTTACGAGAAACGGTTTGTCGAAGCGCTTACTGGAATGAAGATGTTAGGTGAGGCTAAAGAAGTAACGGACGAATACCGTACTGGCCAAGTAATCAGGCCTAAACAATGAGTGCCGTCGCCTTAGAACTAACCGTCCCTGTCTTCAAGGTGAATGTACACACCACTAGCGGACGAGGTTTTACCCCGCAGGAAATTGCGGAGAGATGCGCTAATTCAATTATTGCCATTTCGGACGACGCTAACCCTGCCATTAGGGCGCAAGCCCATGCTTTTCGTGGGCAACTACTAAAAACCCTAGAATTTTACATGCGTGAAGCTATTAAGTCTGATAGGACGACGGTGCATAACGCTTTAACTGACGCAGGCCATACCGAGCTTGCTAACTATATAAGGAGAATGTGACCATGTCTTTTTCAGGAAACTTCATGTGTACCAGTTTTAAGAAAGAACTGATGTATGGTGCCCACGACTTCGACGCTTCCACCGGCGATACATTTAAGATCGCTCTCTATACTAACTCGGCGACGATGACTGCGGCGACAACGGCGTATTCAGCGAGCAACGAAACTAGCGGAACAGGTTATGTGGCGGGCGGCGAGGTATTAACTGCGGTAGACCCGACATCTTCTGGAACTACCGCTTTAACTGATTTCACTGATGCAACGTGGTCAACGGCTACGATTACGGCTCGTGGGGCGTTGATTTATAATACTACGCCTAACACAACCTCAATCGCTCTCACCAACCCTGCTGTAATAGTGTTGGATTTCGGTGGAGATAAGACTTCAACGGCGGGTGATTTTACCGTAGTTTTTCCAGCGGCTGATGCCAGTAATGCGATTATTCGGATAGCCTAATGGCTAATGTAACCGTCTCCTTCAAAGGTTGGAATTCTTCCAGTCAAAGTTGGGGCGGTGGGCCATGGGGCCAAGATGAAGGACTTCCTGCATCAACCGGAACTATAGGCACAGTAAGTGTTGTTGCTGCGGCTAATGTTCCGGCTACGGGACTACAAGCCGCAGGCAGCGTTGGATCGGTCACGATTAGTGCAGATGCAAACGCCGTTGTTACAGGTGTTGCTGTTACAGGTGCCGTGGGTTCCGTCACGATTAGTGCAGATGCAAACGCCATTGTTACAGGTGTTGCGGCTACAGGTGCCGTGGGTTCCGTCACGATTAGTGCAGATGCAAACGCCATTGTTACAGGTGTTGCGGCTACAGGTGCTATTGGTTCCGTCACGATTAGTGCAGATGCAAACGCCATTGTTACAGGTGTTGCGGCTACAGGTGCTATTGGTTCTGTTACAGTGGTGGCCGAGGCAAACACCGTTGTTAGTGGTGTTTCGGGAACAGGGCAAGTGGGTAGTGTTACGGTTGAATCCGACGCTATCGTTAGTGTAACAGGAGTCTATGCAACAGGTGTTGTGGGGCAAGTGCTGGTTTATGGGCGTATTGTGCCGGATCAAGATCCGAACTATACTGAGATAATACCTAGTCAGTCGCCAACATGGTCGGACGAAGTGCCGAGCCAAAGTGCAAATTGGACACAAATAGCAGCGTGAGGAATTAGAAATGCCTAGTACATATACCGTCAATCTTGGTATTGAACAACCAGCAACCGGTGAGCAGTCGGGAACGTGGGGAGATACGATCAATGACAACTCTACTATCCTAGACGAGGCCATTAACGGCGTCGTTACGATAACCCTTGCCGCTGCAGGCTCTTTCGGCTCACCTAATCAAATCGCGATTACTAATGGTGCCTCTTCTGCGGGTCGTAATAAATGGATTGAATTTGCCGATGACGGCGATTTAGGGGCAGCGGCTTATGTTGAGCTAATTCCAAACGACGCGGAGAAAATATGCTTTATTCGCAATAGTCTCGCGGGTAGTCGATCAGTTTTCATTTTCCAAGGAACGTATGACGCGGCCCGCGACCTTGAGATTGCTGCGGGCACTGATGTGCTGGTTAAATTCAGCGGTGGTGGAAGTACGGCTACTGTCATTAACGTTTACGCCAACTTAAAGGTTGACGGAATAGTGGCTACTACGGCAGACATCAATGGTGGCACGATGGATTCGACCACGATTGGTGGATCTACCGCTGCGGCGGTTACTGGTACAACAATTGTTGCTAACACTAGCCTTAACATTGCCGCCGATGGCGCGACGGTTACCGGCATCAAAGACGAAGACAACATGGCGTCTAACAGCGCCACCAAACTGGCCACTCAGCAGTCTATTAAGGCGTATGTTGACGCACAGGTAGCCACGGTCGATACGCTTTCGAAAGTCCTTGCTATTGGCAACACTTCTGGCAGCACGGATATCGACATGGATAATGCACAGAAGGTGCAATTCCGTGATGCCGCCATATACATTAACTCCAGCGTAGACGGCCAGCTAGATATTGTGGCAGATACTGAAATACAAATTGCAGCCACTACTATAGACATTAATGGGGCGGTCGCGCTTAATAGCGCATTAACCACCACCTCTACTATAGATGGTCGGGACGTAGCCGCAGATGGTGTGACAGCAGATGCAGCACTACCAAAATCTGGCGGCACTATGACAGGTGCTATTACAACGGCAGGAATATCATCGGTCACAGCAGGAACAGGCAATTTTGTGGCAGGCGCTGGCGCTGGCGACTCAATCGTTGCAGGTGGTAATAATAACACGCTGATTGGAAATGGTGCAGGAACTGCGATTACCACTGGATATAGCAACACAGCTAGTGGACAAGGCGCACTTTATAGCAACACGACAGGCGCTAATAACACAGCAAGTGGGTTTCGGGCGCTCTATACCAACACTACAGGTAGTACCAACACAGCTAGTGGGTTACAAGCACTCTATAGCAACACCACTGGTAGTGGAAACACAGCTAGTGGAAAAAGCGCACTCTATAGCAACACCACGGGCGCTAATAACACGGCTAGTGGACAAAGCGCACTTCAAACCAACACTACTGGTACTAGCAACACGGCTAGTGGAGTTAACGCACTTTATAACAACACCACGGGCGCTAATAACACGGCTAGTGGGCAAAGCGCACTTTATAGCAACACGACTGGATATAATAACACGGCTAGTGGCCACACATCCCTTTATAACAACACCACGGGTCATAGCAACACGGCTAGTGGACAAGGCGCACTTTATAGCAACACGACAGGTCATAGCAACACAGCTAGTGGACTTAACGCGCTCTATAGCAACACGACAGGTCATAGCAACACAGCTAGTGGAAAAAGCTCGCTTTATAACAACACCACTGGTAGCGGAAACACAGCTAGTGGACTTAACGCACTCACGAGCAACACCACGGGTAGCGGAAACACAGCAATCAATCCGCTTAATTCAGCAGGCTCTAACGCACCAGTCTTCAACCCAACAACCGAAAATAACCGTTTTTGCATGGGTTCAACGGGTGTCACCAATGCCTACATTCAAGTGGCATGGACAGTTGTTTCAGATGCGAGGGACAAGATTAACTTCGCGCCTGTTCCCCACGGCCTTGAGTTTGTCAAAGCGTTGCAGCCCACGGCGTATCAGTTCCGCACTGCGCGGAACTCTGAAGAAACCAATGGCGGTGTGCGCTATGGCTTCAAAGCTCAAGACGTATTGGCGCTTGAGGGTGATAGCCCAGTCATTGTAGACAATGAAGACGAAGACAAACTTCGCATGGTGGATACAGCATTAATCCCAGTGCTTGTCAAAGCGTTACAAGAACTATCAACCAAAAACGATGCGCTTGAAGCGCGTTTAACCGCACTAGAAGGTAAATAAAATGAACGAAAAAAGAACTGAAGTAGAATTACTAAAAGACTTTACAGCAATGGGTCACTCAATAGCACTCATCAACGATGTTATTGCAGGAGTAAGAATGGTCGATGAGACCGCTGAAGAAAGACAATCATGTGTAGATAGAAATGTCGAGCATC